GTTGGTCGGCACCTCATCGGCGGCTGTGCCTACTTCGTAGGAGCCAGCATATTGACTATCATTAACTCTCGCATTTACATAGTTAAGCCAATCTGCTGTAATCTTTGTTTCAAAATCTGTGAAAGTTTTATCCACCATTTACTTTGTCCTCTTATTCATTGGAAATAGTAATTGTCCAAGTAATTTCCATTTCTTCTGTACTATCTTTAGTCTTCTCTGAAGTAATGGTTCTGGAAAACATAGTACCAGAATTATCAGCAGTAGAAGAGAAAAGCCCTAGCTCAGTAAAAGTAATGTCTTGCTCCGCAGGGAACAGAGCTTTATATTTTACAGAAGTATTGGTGGGATTAGTTGGACTCTCAGAAAACGCCTCTCTATCAACTTCAGATTCCAGTTCCACGTCTCCAAGAGCAGGAGCAGTAGTACCAGTTCCTACGGCGACAGCCTGCGGCATATCAGTAGTACCTCCGGCTGCTGCTTTTACGAGCTGGTAAAGGCCATTAGTAACAACTAAGTTAAGCTCCTCAAAAATCCTGTTTCCAATATTAATAACTACCTTGCCTTTGATAGTAACGTTTTCATTCATTAATCTTCTCCTGCAATTGCATATCCAGCAGTGGCGTAGCCAGCAACACTTCCTTCATAAATATAAATATCATAAACAGTGTTTTCTGTAACTTCAATAGATTCCGTATAATAATGGTTAAAGCTAAGAACTTCGCTAGTAACAATACTATCTTCAAAGTAATAGTCCGTGGGCCAATATTGCTCGTTTCCAGCGTAAGGAACAGCGCAGCCTGCCACAGCAAGACCTGCCCAACCAGAGTTAGCAGGGTACCAGCATTCCTTATAATCAAAAGGAAGGATATAATCAGGAGAAACATCAATGCCTTCAGGCTCAGGTCTTTGTGGCCATCCAGCAAATATTTCTTCGTCTCTTGCTCTTACAAAGTCCTGCGGATGTCTTGGCTCCCAATCTTCAGGGCATACTATAGCACCATCCCAACGTTCTCTAGCATCCTCATTACTAACTACAAAGCCACAAACGTCACAAGCTACCCAATGTCTTCCTGCTACATATCCTGGATTTCGTGTCTTTTTACCATAGGAAGCCATCAGTATCTCCTAACTCTTGTGTAGGTCTAACCCAAGATAAATCACCTCATCCGTAGCAAGAACATTAGTAACATCAGCAGTGATGTTTCCAGTAGGACTGCTAGCCTGATTCTTAATTCCTCCTGCGTACTTAAAGTCCATATGATCCATCTTCGCTCCTGGAATAGTGGCTACTGCGTCATTAGTGGAACCATCAAACTTAATTACTAGTCCAGTAGAACTGGGAGTGATAACCCAAAGCTGATGAATAGAAAGTTGCTCTGGGTTCTTTAGGTCACTGCCGTCATAAAGAACTAAATCAGAAGAGGCTACACCGTCTCCTGTAACCTTGACTCTAATGTTTACATGCTTAGAGCCGTCCTGTACAATATATGTATCTGCTGAAGCCATTATACTGCCTCCTCAAAAAATGTAGCTTTAAGTCTGAGTTTAGCTGAATTACCAGATAAGTTAGTGTAGGAGAGCAGATAAGAATTTCCAGCTTTAAAAACCCATTCCTCCGCACCAGAAGCAAAAGTGCCGTCAGAAGTGGTTATAGTGCGACCATTAGCCTCACCAAAAATGTCATCATCAAATAGCAGATCACCCTCAGTATTCACTGAGGGGCCTACATAAAAGACAGAGTTATAAGTATCAGAATAGTTTCTGTTTTTATTAAAGGACGACACTTCTGTTCCGTTAGTAGACACATCTGGATTCTCATACACAGCTATAGTACTTTCCTTATCAGAATTAATCTTATAAGCTATATGAACGTCAAAGCCGGAGTCAACATTAAGAAGAAAATAAACTGTAGTTCCAGAAGCTACATCATCTCCATAAGAAAAAGTATATAGATTTCCAGTGTAGGTCTGTTCTCTAACATAAGTATCGGCAATAAGGATGCCTTTATCCTCCCCTATAGGGGCGGCTATTAGATTTAGAGGCTTAATCCCTTTTTGGGGCTTGCCTAGAATAGTGGAATTCTGCATGGCTCCGGCCCTACTTATTAGCTAGAAGCAGAGAGGCCGTGGGCCTCAAGAACAGCATTCAGCTCATTAACCTTAGCAGCTAAGTCAGCGAAGTTGTTGTTGATGGTGGCGTCGTCTCCACTTCCAGAAACGGCAGCAACGGTATTATCAGCAGTGCCACCGGAATTGTCCGTAAGAGAAACAACGTTAGCCTGCTGTTCCGACAGAACGATGTTTCCGTTCTTGTCATAGATGAAACCAATCTCACTATCCGCTGCGCCGGTAGTATTGACACCAAGCTTAATATTAGAATACCCTGTAGCAAAAACCATAATGTATCTCCTTAAATATAGAGGGGGCCGAAGCCCCCATAATAGACTAGCTAGTTTTAGGCACCAGCGCTGCCGTACAGACCACGAGGGTCGGTCCAACCGAAACTGAAACGCATGGTGGCCTTGTACTTAGCATTCTCGGTGTCGAAGTCATTGTCCATAGTGAACTCGTCACCACGGCGCTCAAAGTACTTCATACCATCGCTAACGTTAGTACGGATAAACCAAGCATCGTTATCAGTAAGATAGTGGTTAACCTTAATGCCCCCAGGGAACTTGCCCGTAGCGTTGATGGCGTTGATGTCATTATTGGCAGTGCCAAGACGGCCATCAGTATTAAGGATGCGGTAGGCCTCAAAGTAAAGAGACGGGGGAACAATCAGGCTGTCAGGCATGACATTAATCTTCAAGCCGCGGTCGTTCTCCCACTGCATAATATCAATAGAAGCCTGCTCCAGAGAAGCCTCGGAGAGGTCGGAAGCCACGGACGGAACATTAGACCAAGTACCACCAGCAACATTCGGATGGCTATCACTAAGAAGAGACACGCCGTCAGCACCAGTATAATTGGAGTCGAACGCACGATTGTAGATGTTAGCACCAACAATCTCCTTGGTCTGCCTCATAGACATAGCAAGAGCACGGGCGTTCTTCTGGCCAACAACATCGTACAGGTCGTCCTCAACCATCACACGAGTGATGATGAAACCGAGGTTGTACTCGACGTGAGTGTAATCAGCCTTGAACCCCTGGCGCATAGTGTCATAAGGCACCGGAGCACCTTCGTTCTTGACACGAGCCAGCCCAAAGCCGCTGATACCAACATCCTCCTCACGATGCTTGCGAGAAGTATAGGTGTTGAAGAGATCGGTGTACTCAGTGGTGTGCTCATTATAAGCATCTCCCCACCACTGGTTAATGCCAGGCCAAAGTGCCTTGGCAAAATTACCGCTAGAAATAGGTGTAGACATTACTTACCTCCTGTTATATTATTTAGACGCCGGCGGTGCCAGTAGCAGTCTGCGGCAGATTCACCTGCACGACCCACTCACACTTATCGCCGTAATCGTTATCGGGACTCTCCACCTTACGGATAAGCTGGAGCTGGCCAGTAGCACCAGCACCCACCGAGCTAGAGTCAATTTCATGCTTGGAAAGGCCAGTGATAGCAGAGCCGCTGTTATCAATAAAGTTGGCCCGGTCTCCACGGTCAGAAACGGCCAGAGTACTGGAATCACTGTCTTCCTGGATAGAGAAGTAGGTGTCCTCAGCCATAGCTACCAGAACGCTACCATCAGTAGCAGAGGGCAGATAACCGGGGTACTCAGTGGCAGCTACATCATTGTCGTATTCAACAGAAGTGACAACACCGAGAATGGGATTGTCGGCACCAGCGGAAGCCGGAACCACACTACCATCAGCAGCCTGGGCTACAAAATCACCGGGGAAGATGTCGTTAGAATTAGTGCCACTCTTCACCTCATACTGGCGAAGGCTGGCGTTAAAGCCGCTACCATCGATATTTACTGGACGAGCGCCAGAAGGACGATCAACATTTGCCATTTATAATTCCTCCTTAAGTACCAATATTAATATTGCCGTACTTGTTTTCTTCAGAAATGGGGTCCTTAGTGGACTCCTCAATAGAGTTTACATGCTTCATTTTTTCCTCAAAATCCTCATCATAAAATTCACGAGGAATGCGCATAAGATAGGCAACTACTCCACCACCAACGTTTCGATAAGTGGCTGTGCTAGACACCCCCTCGCTCGAATTGACGGTTTCATCACCCACTTTTACATTATTTTCTACAACTTCGTATCCTCCCTGTTTAAATCGAATAATTCGATCCTCAATGTCATTGACCCAGCGATAGAAGTACCCATCTTCTAGGCCACTAACAGTTAGGATGTTACGATTAAAGCCAACGGGAACCCGCTCACTTCGATGTTCATTTCGGTCGTTTCTGCTAGCTCTCTTAGCTTGTGCCATAATTTATTCTCCAAAATACTGACTTAGGTACTCTTCCTCAGTGATAGTTCCAGTTCGGATAAGAGTTTGTGCAATGTTCTTGTCACCTTCGGGGAGATCGTCAAGAGTAGGCTTCTTACTCTTCTTAGTAGCCTTGCCCTTGGCCTCACGATTAGACGACTGTACAGTTTTTGTAGTCTTCTTATTCTTTTCCATACCAAAATACTCTGGGAATTGCTTCTTGATTTTATTCTCAACCTCAGAAAATACTTCCTCAGGTTCAGCACTAGGATTATTTCTTACATAACGACGACCAATAGCATCAGCATATTCCTTAAGGTCCTCGTTCTCATTATACCAAGTGTTTTCCTGTACCCAATCGTTGAAGTAATCAACAAAAGGATCAGTAGTTTCTACTTCAGGCTGGGACTTGTACTCCTCGTCAAGGTTCTGCATCTCCTTATCAAGTTCCTCAACCTTGTCCCCATCAGCATCCTCGATAGCTTCTTTTCGCTGAGACTTAAGCTCCTCCATAGCACGGTCATACATGCGCTCACTAATCTTCTGATTGTGATCCTTGAGGGCGTTAATAATCTCGTCCTGCTTTCGAGTCCGCTTCTTCAGGGCATTAATTTCGTCAAAAAACTTCTGCCTATCCAGAAACTCATCAGCACTTACAAACTTCTTGTTCTCATCATCCTCGTCGAATTCCTCGGGAGGACGCCAGCCGTGCTTCATAGCTTCTAGCTCTGTGTCGGAATACTCTCGTTCACCTTCTTCCAGCTCATTCTCCTCAGTATCAGAAGGTTCCTCGATTTCCTCGTCCTCAAACTCTTCGTTCTCTAGCTCTTCACTCATACTACTCTCCGCTAATTACTGCGTTAATATCCTTGTCATTAAGAAGAACGTATTCCTCTTCGTCCTCGGGGTCTTTGATAAAGGAGCCACCATACTTGGCGTAAGCCACCTTATCACCTTCTTTGGCCCAAGAGCCCCCATCACATAGATCCATCCATGCCTTTTCGCCAGCTTTTACAAGGACACCAGTCTGTTGACTAGCCTTCTCCTTCTCTGGATCTTGTCGAATAATCTCAATACCACTCTCAGTGTATTCCTCAATAGGATCTGGCTTAACCAGAACTTTATACCCTGCCGGTTTAATCATCAACATCCTCCTCGTCTTCGTAACGAATATCTAGCAAGTAGTCGAGTCCTTCAATATGCCCAATAAGGCGGGCTACCTTCTGCTCAGAAAAATCTTCTAAGACAGTCCCACTAGAAATGATATCCTTGAGCCTGTCCCGTTCCTCCTCAATGCTCTGCTTAATAACCTTAGTAACTGGATGGTTCTTCCACTCATTATACTCTTCCTTAGTTACCGCCATTATTATCCTCCTGCTGGATCTTGCCACCTATTTCCATTTCCTTAAGCCTAGTTTGCAACTTCTTAATCTCTAGATCGTCCTGCTTGACAAGTACGTCGTAAAACTGAGAAATAGCCTTAAGAGTCTGGTCGTTTTCATTCTTTTCAGCATCAGCCATGTCTTTCATAGCTTCAGCCATAACTTCAATCTTCTTAAGTTCAATTTCAGCCCACTTTCTCTCAGATTCATCCTGCATTTTAGCCTGTTCGAGCTGCTGTTCCTGCATCTTAAGCTGAGTTTCCGCGTCTGGCTGCTGCTCTGGGACATCCATTAGAGTGTCAATGTCATGATGTTCCTGCGCCTCAAGGATGCGTCTAGTGGCTTCCTGGGGGTTTATAGTGCCGAGCTGCAACATCTCCATAAGACCGGAAGCTTTAGCTAGCTTCTTTTGCTCAGTGGCAATGGTAGGATCGGCTGCTGGAACAACGTCGGCGTTAAACTCTGAGTAGTCCCTTCTAAACACAGTGTCAATATTCTCTTCCTCTGTATCAAGAATAGTAAAATACTCATTCTCAGAAAGGTACTGGCCGTTAAGGCGGAAAAGCTTCTTGTATTCTTTTCTAAGAGCACGATAGAGACGCTTATAAATACTGTGAAATACCTTAGAACCCTGCTCAATAACGGCCATAGTGGTAGTGGCCTTCTGATTTTGGCCCGGGTTTTCTCCTGTCATTGGATTAGTGGTAGCGGAAAGCTGCTGGCCGGCCTGAATCATCATCTCAAGGAGCTGAAAAAGGACATTTGAAGGCTCTCTGACGGGCAGAGGATAGATATTTTTCTGTAAATCCTCTCCAGTGGTTGGAACAGCCTTCCATTCGCCCGGTTCAAAGCGCTGATTGCCTGCCTTGAGCTTAATTCCCTTGCCAATAAACCCTGATTGAAGGTTAGAAAGGGTTCCTGCGTCTAGAAGCTGGTTGGTTGTGGTGTTAATAACCTCATTAATGGGCGCTAAAAGGTTACCAAAGCCTAAATCATAGAAGCCCCCGTCGGGGTTGGGGACAAAAGAGAACTTAGTGAAGTACTCAGTGGGTTCAATCTTGACAATATCGCCCTTATCATTGATAGTTAGGTCGTTAAATTCGTCATATCGACGAGAAATACGGAGAACCTTCTTGCTATTATACTCTACGGAAATGATGTAGGGCTCTTCATAGCCGTCATCATCCAAATCATAGAACGTATGGCACTCCAAAATAAGGTAAGGACTAGCACTATCATGCTTTGCTGGTTCCTTTAGACCTTGAATTTGGTCCTGAGTTCCGTTCTTATGGTCAGAATGCGAAAGATTTTCTACATC